AGAGATTCTAAATCATGAACGAATCAGAAGCTTTTAACCAACTGTTTGACGGTCTACGGGCCGTCGCTGGCATACTGACCGGCAAAGCGACGCGCTTGTTGATGGAGTATGGTGGTCTTGTGACCACCTGCGTCCTCATCATGACGCTGTCCTTCTGGTCAGTGCCTTACCTGCTACGAGCCCTTGAGGGCTTTGTGTGGGTAGTCCGTTGGGCTAATTGGTGGGTCAAGTCGTCTGCCTTGGTTGTTCCTAAAGGAGCGGTTACGCTCTGGGGGGAGATCAGGTATGATGAATCAGGCCCTTATGTCCAAGCGGAATTCAGTGGGGCGCGCATTAAGGTGCGCACTGAGCATGGATTTCCCCTGCCTCCCTCCCTCCGTAAGCAAGAGGTTGAGAGAGAGAGTCTGTTGCCCTCCAGTATCCTTATTCCCGTAGGAGATGCTGGGTCCACTAAGACCACCCATCGTGGTCTGGTAACCTTCGTACGTGGAGCGCAGGATATCGGCAAGGCCATTTTGGTCTTGCACAAAGGGTTGAGACTCCTCTGTCTCCCCTCCCATGTTGTGAGCACAATTCTCATACATGGACCGGTGTTCATGGAACATAATGGTCGGTCGGTTCCTTTCGATCCCAAAGATTGGATAACCGTGGTTAAGTCCAGGCCGACCAACTTGGACATCACCATTCTCGCTCCGGCTTCGACGGCTTTGCTGTCGGTGCTAGGGGTGAAAGCTCTGACTGTGGCTCCCCTTCCACAGTTAGGGGCCCAAGTGCGTTTGTTGAGTAAGAACGAAGATCACACCAACTGCATGTCTTATGGCGTGTTGAAGAGAGTGGTTGACGTTTCCGAAATTCATCACACTGCTTCGACTCTTCCGGGTTTCAGTGGATCTCCGATCCTGACCCATAAAGGAGTAGTGGCGATGCACGTTGGGCACCCCACCAATACTTCTGTTAACCAGGGCGTTCCCCTGATGTGGATCCTTGACCAGGTGGCTGCTAAGACCGCCAGTCCCGTCTCTCGCGAGACCGGGTTCATTTCAGACTCGCGTTTTTCCGAAGAGGAACGAGAGTTCATGCGTAAGCATGGAGGAAAACACCTTAGGTTCCAGATCTATGACGAGATGGCGGACTTGTACTCGCATGGAGGAGGATATTCGAATCCCCTCTATGCTGAGCTAGACGCCAAGTATCGCGCTCTCGGTGAGTACGCCGATCTCGACATGGATTTTGAGAAATATGATGGGATGGGTGACGGAGGACACGACAACTCCTGGGAATCAAAGACTTCGATTGAAAGAAGAAGTTCTGAGAGCCCGGTTGCAGAGTCAGATCCTACTCCGGCAGCTGAAGAAAAGTCGCAGATTACTCCTTTTCCTTCAGTTTCCGTTGAGAATTCGGAGCGAGTCCTTGACTCTTCCTCGGCTCGCGAAGCGGGCCTAGTTGATACTCTGTCCGTCATGCAGTCTCAGATAGCTGAACTGCAGGGAAAGATCTCGTTGGTTGTTCCACCAACGGATTTTCAAAAGGGGGGACCGCGTCAGACCACGCAGTCCGATTCCGTAACTTCGGGCGAGAGCAGTTCCATCTCCTCCCCCAAGAAGTTATCGACTCCCAAACCCCTTGTGGTCCAACTGGCCTCATCGTCATCGGACGCTCCCCCAGCTCCTCGTGTCAGACGACGCGGAAAGAAACAGATTTCCTTCGTCTCGCCCGAGTCGAGCGCCCGGAGCTCGCCAACTATGCTTATCCGCCAGTCTCTGGAGCCAGCGGACTCAGATCGCTGGTTGAGCATAGTTCGCGACATGTTCGCTGTCCTCCGCCAGTCGACGCTGTCGGAGAGCGATCAGTTGGATTTGGTAGGGATCGTTACCCTAGACGACCGATACACCCGAGTCTTTCGGGGACGGCGAGACTGGACCGTAAAGTCTTCGCTGTTGCATGCGCTGATCGAGTGGAAACGATCTTGTCCCACAGGATCAACCAATCCTCCAGCCCCGGCAGTCCTCTGTCGGAGCTTGCGGCAACCAACCGGGCTTTAATAGCCCAACACAAAGAGGAACTCGTCAGCCTCTTTGTGGAACGAATGGTTGGGTTGACTACCACGGAACTGGGCGACGGGGCCACCCATCTGGATTATATCCGAGAAGGCCTAAGTGATGTTTGGAAACTCATCATCAAGCAGGAACCGCACCCGCTTAAGAAGCTCAAAGACGGCCGATACAGGCTCATTTGTATGCAAGCTCTGGTCGATCAGATGATCGATAAGTACCTGCACATGGACCAGAATGAAGCTGAGATTGAGCAGTGGGACTCCGTTTCGCAGCCTAGCCGCTGCGGATTGGGGTTGGATGACGAGAATTTGGACCGTTTTGACGTTCTCATGAGCCAGGCCCCCCGGAAGCTGACCGAGTCAGACGCTTCTTCTTGGGATTGGTCTTTGCAAGAATGGGAGCTGATAGCAGATCTTGAGCGTAGACTCGATCTGTGTGGTGGCAAAGGAACTGTGTGGGAGACTATTGCGAGGCATCGCCTGCGATGTGTCCTCACGAAGGTCCTTAAGCTGTCGGACGGCACTCTGATTCTCCAAACTGTTCCTGGAGTGATGCCCTCTGGATGGAGTTTGACTTCCAGCACGAACTCATATGTGCGAGCTTTTGTCTCGCACCTGGGTGGAGCTGAGTTCATCGCCACCAATGGTGACGATGCCTTAGAGGAAACCGTTCCCGGAGGACTTGAGAATTTCCAGCGTTGTGGCCACATAGCTAAATTGTGGCGAACATTCGATCGTGAATGCGACTCTTTTGAGTTTTGCTCCACTGAATTTCCGAGTCGGATCCCGAAGAATGTTGACAAGATGTTAGTCAACTTCTTTTCGCGGACCGATATTGTGATCGATAGGTTTATGGCTCTCTCCCACGAGTTGCGCCACCACCCTCAACGCGGAAACATCCTTCGCTTTGCAGCGAGAATAGTAGGACTTGAGCCGGAAAGGTTCGTTCCACCTCACTTGTTGTAAGGCGTTTATGGGTATGCCTCTTTTATTAGAGACTGAGAGCTTGGTTGTCTCTCGCCCTGCTAAACCATGGGGTGGCTCCTTTGTCCCCAAATCTGGTCTCCAGAGCTAACCAAAATGCCAAGAGACTGCACGGAGGAACCGCCTGGATTTTACCTTTAATTAGGGAAACCAGGCTGGTTGGAAGCCATGTACAGTCCCATCCGTCATTGTGGCATCCCATACTAATGACACAAAAGAATGGACGACGTACCAAGACCGCCGCCTCTGCTAAGGCTGGTGTTGCTATGCAAGAACGTAGTATGTTGCGTACTCAACTTGCGGAAGCGAAACACCAGCTCCAGCTCGAACGGTCTGCCCACACGAGAACTCGACAAAACCGAGGAAATGCTCCCAAAAGCTTCCTCGGCGGCATCGGTAGTGTAGTAGGTGACGGAGTCTCCAAGATCTTCGGACTTGGGGCTTATCGCCTCTCACAGAACTCGCTTATGAAAACAGGATCTCAAGTTCCTTTCATGCACTCCAGTAACCAGAATGTTACCATACGACACCGCGAATACATAACCGACGTTTCTTCGTCGACTTCTGCTTTCGCTGGAACTACGTATGAGATCAATCCTGGAGTGACTGCCACTTTTCCTTGGCTGGCCACCATGGCGGCCAACTTTGAGGAGTATAAGTGGAAAGGACTGGTATTTGAGTACAAGACAACCTCGTCTGACGCCCTCAACAGCACTAACACTGCTTTGGGCTATGTAGGTATGGCTGCTCAGTACCGAGCTTCTGCCTTTGGGAATTCCATATTCAGTACCAAAGCGCAATTCCTGAACGAGTTCTGGTCTACTGAATGTAAACCTTCGCAGAACTGCATTCTCCCCATTGAGTGCAGTCCAAAGGAGAACCCTCTTTCAGTGCTTTACGTAAGAACGGGAGGTGTTCCTTACCCTGAGGACAAGAAGACCTATGACCTCTGTCAAGTTACTGTGGCTGTCGGCGCAAGCCAAGCCGTTAACGTGATAGGTGAGCTCTGGGCTTCCTACGAAGTGGAGTTGTACAAACCGAGAATTTCCAACATCGGTAAGTCACTCCATCTGTATTCCACCGCTGGAATCACCACTACTGCTATCTTCGGAACTAACGCTGGTGGCGTGGACAGCATTGGAATGACAGTCAGTTCGACAACCGGCGTCATTACTTGGCCTTTCTCAGCTTCTCCTGGCCACTATCTTGTGGCTTGGTCAGTCGCTGGTTACACCAATTCGACGTTCTCGCGCCCTACTGTTACCGCGACCAACTGCGCAATCGTCACCGACCTTTATGGAAGTGGCAACACTACAGCTCCTGCTGATGCGTCGTTGGACGCGACGACTTCAGTCGCTGTATACTGTATCGTGAACACGGCGCCTTCGGCGTCGTACACTCAGGGAGCAGCGCCCTCAATTGCTTTCACGGGTCAATCATGGACCGGAACAGCCAATTTGATGGATCTCGTCATCACAATGTTGGACCCTCACAATCCGACATACTAAGTTGGTGACGATAGAGGCATGCCAGTGCAACCCTTAATTGGCCACACTGATTTCCGAGAGACGATCGGCTCGGAACCTAGCTAGACAGGCTCTAACAGCATATCCCATCGTGGCGTTGTTATTGCCGGATGGTAAGACACAGTAAAATCTAGACCTTGTGCGATGATCCGCAGAAAATGCGGCATCCGGGTTGAGCGTGTAGGCTACGCAATCAAGAT